ATAAAAGAAGACGCCAATGAGTTAGCAAAAGAAAATAAAAACAATCTTTCAGGACCCGGTAATGATGTTGGTGGTGAAGGTGATGAAACAAAAGGTGAAGAAAAGGCAAAAGGTTTAGCAGCACTTTCTGGTTTCTTTGCAGGATTACCAGGTGTAGCCTCTATAGGAAAACTGTTAGCACCTATAACAGCATTCTTCGGAAAAAGTGGTATGTTATTTAAATTATTTGGTAGATTTGGACCTTTAGGTGCAATAATATTAGGATTTACAATATTATACAAATATTCAGATGAGATAATGAAAGCATTAGCGCCAGCATTAGATAAAATTAAAGAGTTGGTTGTAAAACTTCAACCTGTTATAGATGTACTTATGGCGATTGGCGATTTTTTGATTAAAGGTATAATAGAAGGTATTGGTCAAGCAATATCATTTGTTCTTGGTACTGTAGAAACATTTATAGATGGATTTACTAAACTATTTTCAGGTGATATAATTGGGGGATTAAGTGATATATTTGAGGGTATTGTAAGAACAATATTAACAGTACCATTAATGATTATAAACTTCTTAACTCCTCTATTTAAAAATCTGGTTGATTTGATTGCCCCAGCTTGGGACAACATGGTTGAAACAGTACACACAAAAATTGGTGAAATATTTACTAACATAGGTAATTTCTTTACAGGCTTAGTTTCTAGTATTGCTGGTTTTTTCGTTGATAATTTCAATATAGCAAAAGAAGTCATTAGTAATGATATTAAAAGTATGATGAATTTTATGGGTAGTATAATTACAACTGTTAAAGACGCATTTTCAAGTGCCTATGACAGTATAGTAACATTTGTTACAGACTTACCAGGTAGAATATTAGGTTTTGTAGCTAACATGTTTAGTCCTATAGTAGATTTTTTTGCAGGTATAGGTAATAGAATAAAAATGGCTGTTAATGGAATTATTGACTCATTACCATTACCAAAATTTGTAAAAGAAAAAATGAAATTTGATATTGAACCTACTAAACCAGAATTAGATACCGTTAATACAGGTGACGCCGGCGTTGCAGAAAAAATAGCTTCAGACGCTAGAGAAGGTAAAGAAACTATTGGTGGTAAATATAATTTTCAAGATGGGGTATTACAAGAGAACGGTAAAAATCTTGAGGTTCACTCATTAGGCTTTGCAGAGAATATTGCTGACACAATAGGTGAACAAGTTAAAGTTGCAATGGATAAAAAAACAGGTAAATTTGTTGTAGTTAAAAATGATTTAACATTAGCTGAGGGTCCTAAGAGAACTATTACAGGTCCTGATAACATATCTGATATACTAGGTTCAAATAGCCTAGATAAAAATATGAAGACACCTGCAATAAGTATTCCTACACCTGAATTTGTTCCTAATTCACCAATCATAATTAATAAAGGTGGTGACACGAATAATGCTAGTGTACAATCGAAGAATGAAACTTATACAGGTCCATTAGATACAGGTATCGACCCATATTTTGATAGAGCGTCATACAATAGTTTTTAATACTGACCTAGGTCTTTCTCGGTAATAATCTTAAACTCCATATTATTATCTTCACAATACTTACGAGCGGCAGACCATTTAGCCTGATTTTTAATATACTCAAATGACTCACGCATATATGATTTTGTTTTCTTTTTTGGTGGTTTGGGTTTTAATGCTTGTCGATAAGGTTTTATTTCAATCATGTACTTATCACCTTTTACAGTCTTCACAACGAAGTCAGGAAAGTATCGGTGATATTTCTTATCTAGTGGACTATAATATCTAACAGGCAATTCTTCACTTGCCCAAAATACAATATCGTCATTTGTATCACAATAACGCATGAACCGTCTTTCAAGTAGTGACCTATACACTATTTGATTGGTGTTGCCGACATATTTCTTTGGATTGATTGGTTTAAATAAACCCTTATAACTCTTTCTCATATCACTCTTATTTTCTATATAAATATTACTAACTAAGGATTATTTATACATGGCATTTAAATCATTAAAAAATCACATAACAAGTTTGTCAACACCATTTTTGTCAGACATTGCTGGTAAAGCAAGTAATTTTATGAGTGGTGGTTCTCAAAAGAGTGCAGGTAAAGTGGCAGCTCAACTATTGAAGAAGGGACCATTTGATATACCAGATAGTCCATCACAACAACTTAGACAAAATCCACTATCATTCAACACAGTACAATATCCACTTGACCTTGGTAGTAACGAACTTGGTCATTACATATTATTTGAATCAGGTTTTGTAGGTTATAGTCCACAGACAGATGGTTTTTTAGAAAAATCGAATTCAACAGGTCGAGGCAACATTATGGATGAATTTGGTAAAGCCTCACCCAATGCCAATTTCATCTCTTCAAAAAAGATTTCAGCTAAATTACCAAGTAGAAGTATTACAACTTCAGGCATAGCATTATATATGCCACAATCTATTAAAGCAAGTTATAATCAAAGTTATGATAGTGATGAAGCAACAGGTTTAACAGGAGATATGGAAGCTACGGCTAATGCAGTAAAAGGTTCAGCTGATTCAGCTGCTCAAGTAGAGGCAGCTTTAAAGGGTGTTATAGGTGGTGTTGCTAGAGAAGCTAAAACTATTTTAGGTGAATTTGTATCACTTGCAGGTGTTGGTGACCCCGTTAGATTTGCAGCTAAGAGAGCTGGTGTTGCAGTTAATCCTAGAAGTGAAGCATTTTATAATTCACCACAACAAAGAACATTCTCATTTGATTTTGATTTCTGGCCAAGAAATGAAGCAGAAGCAAGAGCAGTACGAGATATTATTAAAATTTTTAAATACAATTCATCACCAGGTTTCAAAGATGGTTTAAATGGGTCTGTATTCACAATACCAAATTATTGGAAGATTAGTTACATGTTTCAAGATGGTATTAATGATAGTTTAAATAGAATTGGTGCATGTTATTGCACAGATGTGGCAGTAGATTACACACCTGACGGAGAGTTTAGAACATTTGGTGATGGTTCACCAGTTCACACAAAACTAACAGTATCAATGTTAGAAGACAAAATTTTATCTAAACAAGATATTGAAGCAGGCGCATAATGACAAAATACTTTAATGAATTTCCTAAAATAAACTATAACATATCTGGTGTAAATGGCAACACAAAAGTTGTAACAGATATTTTTAGAAGAGTCAAGGCAAGAAGTAAACTTATGAAAAATCTCACACTATTCGATAAGTATGATGTACAAGAGGGTGAGAAACCTGAAGATGTTGCATACAAAGCTTATGGTGACGCAGACTATTTTTGGGTTATAACACTTATTAATAACATTGTCAATAGATATTATGACTGGCCATTAGATGAGTATGTATTTCAACAATATGTCACAGACAAGTATGACAATCCAGAAGCAATACATCACTACGAGATAACACAATCAAGCGGTAGACAGACAGGAAACGGTCCTAGTGACTATTCCCACAAGGTAGAGTGTAATGTTACAGACGCTGGCGCAGAGGCAGTATCTAATATAGAATATGAAAGAAGATTACAAGATGAAAAAAGACAAATTCGAATATTGTTGCCCTCTTACTTGGGTGCATTTGAAGATGAGTTTATTCAATTGATTAGAAAATAATGACATGGCACTTGAAAAAAACATATTAGATAAAGTCGGTAAGTATAACTTATCCACATTAGAAATAATTTCATACAGACAAGATAAAGAAGAGAGTAAACCTAAGACTATGGACATCAAAGGTATTACCTTGACTATGTCTATCAATGAGGATATCTTTAGTAACAATATAGTTGGAAGTTTGGTTGTATATGATACGCAAGATATTCGTACTATATTTCCGTTAACAGGATTAGAAAGATTAGCAGTAAAGTTTAATACGCCAGGTCTACCAGGCTATGACATGACCGAAAACAATGGTGTACCGTTTCAGATATACAAGGTAGATAGTGTAAGAAAAGACCCGACAAATGATATCGGTCAATTCTATAAGATATATTTCTGTTCACCTGAAATGTATAACAACCAGGTCGCAACAGTCAGTAAAGCATACGCAGGACCGATTGAGTTTGCAGTCAATGATATATTAAGAAACAAGAAGTATTTGAATTCAAAGAAGAGTTTATTTGTAGAGAACACAGCAACTAACGCCAAGTATGTCATGCCTAGTTTAAAACCTTATAAGGCAATTAACTTTCTATCATCACAATG